AGGTAACAAACATCCAGGTAGTAAATACATTGATCAACATACTTTTATTATTTCATTTGGAAAAAAACTATGGGATTTTTCTTCAGTTAAAAATAAAATAAAAAAAAATAAATGGTTTCAATTAGATAGAAGGCATTATAATTGGGATGCTCATATCTATGGCTGTAGTAAAAAAAATGAAAAATCTTTTTCTCAACACAGAGATGCAGCTCACAATTTTATTGTGCAGTGTGAAGGTGTATGTAAATGGATAGTAGAGGGTCTTGACGAACAAATTTTAACTCCTGGCGATATGGTTGCAATTCCTTCTGAATGTAATCATCAATGTATTCCTATGAGCAAAAGATTATCTGTTAGTTTTCCTTTCTGGATGAAAGTATGATAAAAAATATATCCGAAACACCTTATGTTTATTCATATACTGTTCCCGATCACAAGGGACATAAAGAAAATATTATTGAATTAATTAAAAAAATTCCCCATAATCCATATGAGACTGTATCTCATCAAGACTATAATTTACCTAATACTATGAAAAGAGAATATAAAAATTATTTTTTAAAAAATATATTTTTAAAATTTAAAGAAGATTTTATAGATCACACCAAAGCAATTGACTTAGGTTTGCACAATATATGGTTTCAGTGGTATGATCCTGGAGCTAGTCATGTTTGGCATATTCATGGTGCATGTCATTTTACTAATGTATATTATGTACACTTACCGGATACAAGTTTAAAAACTGAACTTAGATTTGGTGATAAAAAAATTGTATCACCTATAGAAGAAGGTCAAATTTTAACTTTCCCTTCTTTTGTTTCACATCGCTCTCCTGTAAATCAAACAACAGATTGTAAAATAATTATTTCATTTAATACTTCTATAAATATGAAATTATAAACCCACTTCTCTTAATTTATTTAGATCGATTTCCACTTTACACATTGGGCATTCAGATATAACTTTTCTTGTTTCAGATGTGTCATACCAGGTTTTAATTTGCCCTGTTCCGTTACATCTTTTACACTTATTCTTTGGCTTCTCCCCAGGAGCCTCCAAGTGCGACATCGACTTTGAATGGGACTTTAAGATTTTCGATTGCATTTTCCATTATCTCCTTTACATCTTTAATATGTGATTCTTCATTAATTGAAAAACATAGTTCATCGTGTATTTGTAGTATAGGCTTAAAGCCTGCTTTATGGCAATTGATCATAGCTTGCTTAGTCTGATCTGCTGCAGATCCTTGAATCAATCTATTCAGAGCTTTATAGGTGAAAGCTCTTCTAATATTATTCCCATAATAAGCCTTAGCCTCCTCATATTGCATAGCTTTATTCATTCCGAAGGTAGATGGCTCCCACATGTCAAATCGGCATTTACGACCCATTACCGTGCGAATAAACCCATATTTTGAAGCACTGTTAGTAACTTCAGTTGCTAATTTTTTAACAAATGGCACCCTATTATTATATGTTATTAGTAGTCTCTCTGCACTATCTTTATCTATGCCTAATTCTTTAGCTAATTTGGCTTTTCCCATACCATAAAATAGGCCTAAATTAATGGTTTTTGCGTGAGTTCGACTTATTCCTGCCATATCTGCCACAATTTGATGGAAGTCTGCTGATTCGTTTTGATAAGCTTTAATAAAGTCGTCAGCTCCTTGAAAATTTTCACTAACAGAGGCAGCATAATGAGCTACTAATCTAGGCTCTTGTTGTGAATAGTCAAAACTTCCCCATTGTTTTCCTTCCTCAGGTAAAAATAAACTTCTAATTTTATCTCCGAACTCTTTATTGCGTGCAGGAATTTGTTGGAGGTTTGGATTAGAATATGATAATCGTCCTGATACAGTTCCCCCTTGGTCAGATCGTAATTGATTGATTTCAGAATGAATGCGTCCCTTGTGGGTGTATCTTAAAATTGAATCTATAAATGTTGAATGAAATTTATTTATTTCTCTTGCTGCTCTTATTAGTTGTGCTATTGGGTTACTACAATTTACTAACCAGTTTTGTGTAAAACTTGGTTCATCAGTTTTCGGTGTCCGTGGGTACGGAACTCCTATTCTGTCAAATATTTGCGCTACAGATCGACTAGCCCAAATGTCCACATTTAAAGTAGTTTCGTTTTTTATTTTTTTTAATACTTCAGATTCTTTCTTTTTAAATTCTTTTTTTAGTAAATGAGCCTTTTCCTCATCAATTCTAATCCCTGTTCTTCTAGTCTCTATTAAAACAGGAAGAAGCTCCATTTCCATTTCCCACACATCATGTAGGCTTTGTTTAGTAATTTCTTGTTTAAGTCTTTGCCATAATTTTAATGTTAAGGAAGCGTCCTGTTCAGCATAAAAACCTACATAACCTGCAGGTAATCTCCATAAATCAGCTTTAGGATCTATGCCCCACTCTTTTGCTTTTTCATTTAAAAAGGTTTCGTTTTTAATTTGACCTAAATAATCCTTAGCACATGCATTTAAACTAAAACTAAATCTGTTTTCATTTATTAAAGCTGCAGCAATCATGGTATCTACAATTTTACCTCTAATTTCAAAACCATTAATCAGTAGCCAACCTACATCGTAAGAAGCATTATGAAAAATTTTAGTGGCAGGAGTTTTTAAAACATCTTGCATCCAAGCAGTAGTGATAGATATGTCCATATTACCTCCTGCATCATGAGCAATTGGAAAGTACCATTGCTGATCCAACGCTGCTACTGCAAATCCTACAATATGACCATCAAATGTAGCCCAGCCACTTCCTTTACTTTTTATATTTGGATCTTTAGTTTCTAAATCAATAGCTATTTCTTTTGCTTGAGATAAATCGGGATATTCTGGCGGGCATACCCAATCCGAATCATTGTAAATAAAATTTAATTGGTGTGTCATTTGGGGGTGGATCCTTTCACTGTTTGTTGTAGAACTGTTGTCCAAGGGTTAAAATCATAATCTTTAATACATCCTCCTAACATTATTGCAATTAAAATTATTAATAATATTTTACTTTTCATTATTTCTTTTTCTTTTGATCCTTCATCGCTTTAATTTCTAATTCACAATAGTGTATTATTTTTTCAAGATCCTGGATGGCTTTTCCTTTTATTAAATATCTACATACATATTTTACAACCGATCCCTGAAAAAACGAAAGTTTATTTTTAGTAATAAATTCAAAGGGTTGAATGGGAAAGTTTTTATAGTGAGTTCCCCCGACCTGTCTTGATTGTGGAAAAGCTTGTTTAAATATATCTTCGTCTGTCATAATATGCCTCGTACTGTTTATAATATTTTCCTAATGGAAAATTATATTGATGATAGGTGCCTAATAAATGTAATGTCTTCTTAGACCTGGTGGCTCCTGTATACCAAACTCTAAGTTCTTTTACCTTTTCCTGTAAAACTTTTCTTTCAAAATGAGAAGGGAAGTTACATTTACTTGCTAGAACAACATTATCTGCTTCTCCTCCTTTAACCTGGTGTATTGTATCTATAATTATTTTTGGTGGTTGACTGAGATCTACGCCTTCTTTCATAAGTTTTTTAAAATATTGTTTATCTTTATCTTTAAATTTTCTTCGAAACACATCCGTCCATGATCCTTTTTCTTCTCTCATACCACATCTGAGATGTAATTCATCAAAATTAAATACTTGATTTGGATGGGCAAAGCTCCATTTTTTACTTTCCGATGATCGGTATCCGTGATCAATGTTTAATAAATACTCGTACATAATGGTAGCATCTTCTCTAGTAATACTTCCTCCTTCACAAATGTTTTCCCAGTTTTGTATAGCTAAAAATTGATGTGGGTCAAATGATTTATTTCCCTTAACATCTTGATAATACAAAGATAAACTACGAGCTTCTTCTTGTAATTCTTTTTTAACATCATTAATTCTTGTTAATACCATCCAGGAGCCTTCCATATTCCATGGTACTTTTTTTAAACCATTCCATCTATAAATAGCTCCTTCCTTACCATTAGAATAAAATTCTTTTTTTACTCGGTTGTTACCCATTGAATTTAATAAACACTTAGAAAAAAAATGAATATTTTTGTTAAGTCTTACTGAGTTTTTTAAGATGAGTTTGCGTCCTGGAAAATTTTGGAAATAAGAAACATCAGCTCCGTTCCATTCGTAGATAGCCTGGTCATCGTCTCCAGCAATGTAAACACGATAAACTGATTTAGCCAATTTAATAACTAAATCCCATTGAAGGGGAGTTAAATCTTGGGCTTCGTCTACCATTAAAACTTTAAAAGGAATAGCCAAACCTTCAGTAATATATTTTTGAACCATATCTGTAAAATCTAACCTGTCAGGTGTCCGTTTTCCCGTTTCCGTTTCAAATGTTTTAAATTTTTTGTATCCTGCTACAATTGATTTAAATTGTTGTAGTCGCACAGCTTTTCTTGATTGTTGCTTATACAACCATACAGGATCAACTTTCATATTTCGAGCTCTATCATAAATTTGTAAAGACCAGTTGTTATAAACTTTAGCATCGTCATAATTTTCTTTATAATTAATTTTTACCGTTCCATACTGAGTATGAAACATAAGCATATCGGCTTTAGGATCCAGAACAGGAATCTCAGCGAATTGTTGTCTAGCTAAGCTGTGAAGTGTTCTAAAATATTTAAAATCATCTTCATCATACTCCTTAAATTTTTTTCTAACTCTAGCCACGCATTCATCTACAGCTTTATTAGTAAAAGAAATATAACAAATTTCATCAGGGGAATATCCTTTTTCTAAATATCGTTTTACCCTCTTTAGTAAATTTTCTGTTTTACCTGTGCCAGGTGGCCCAAATATTTTAATTGTCTTCCCATGCAACTTTTGTTTTAATAAATTTGACATCTTTATTTTTATGCTCCATTTGTTTTGGTAAATTTACTACCCAGTGTCTACTATCGATTCCTTGAAATTTTTTCTTAGGAACTGCGCCTCCTGATTCTAAAAATTTTGTGCAGTCTTTTTCAGACCAGTTGTATCCCATTTTTTTAATAAACTGTCTGAAGGTTTCCAATTTAAATCTCATTTCCTTATCATCTTTCCAAATGTTGCCATTATCAATTTGATCAAAGTCTGTTGTGTCTTCCACATCTTCTAAAAATCTTGTCATTCTAGAATTAAATACATCTAGTTTTTCTTCAATAGCATCAAAGCCTTCCATATCTTGTTTATTGGTTATTAATTCTTCTAACCAATCTCGGTAAGGATCGGGATCTCTTTTAGTTGGCTTTAAAGGTCTCCACACAATATCAAAATTTAAAAGTTGTTCTCCTAAAAGTTGTTGTTGATATAATTGTTTGGTTGAAAGTCTAATAGATTTACCCTGAATAGGAAGTATCCAATAAGGCTCAGGATAAGAATTAATCTTAACTAATTTACCTACTTCGGGTAAGGCTTCATTAGCTCCAATACCTAATTTTCTTTTTATGCATTCTGAAGATACACAATGCATTCTAGCAATTGAAGTTTTGCATTTATATGCATAGTCTTTATTTTCCACTCCTTTAAAGATAGCCTGCAATTCTTTTGGGTGTAATTTTTCTGTGCAAACTTTAGGCATAATTTCTCTTGTCCACTCTTCATACATAATAGGATCTGGATTTATTTTTTTAGCAAGAACAGCAACATTAAACATTGCATCATTACGACCTTCTCCTTTTTGTACTTTATTTTTCATAAAGTTTATTACACAAGGAGGATAATCCTTAGTTTCATCGTCTTGAAATATTTTAATTTTTTTAAATTCTGTAGGAGTAACTCTAAATTGTTTTACAAATTTATATAAATTCTGTAGGGTAATTGAATTGCCTTCGTCGTCCATAGCAACTCTCGTCGTCATGTGGGCTTTTTGATAAGGTAAGTTTACAAAATTTCCTTTTCTTTTGTCATCCCATTTTTCAGGACTGAGGTCAACTTCGTCTTGAGCAGGAAATATATCTGTGGTGGTGTCATTAATTCCTAAATCAGAGGCAATCTCAATTAATTTTCGACGCATGGTTGAGGCAGGAACTACTCCTTCAACATGTAAAACTAAATGTAAACCATTCGATTTAGATCGATAAGGTACTAGCGGGTATTTTCTTTGTCTGATAATTTTAATAATTTCTTGATGCCTAATATTATAACGGTCAACATCGATGACACCCCAATTACATGTATTATTATCTCTAATAGGGACACTCCCATAATATGATTCTCCTTTTAAATGTTGTTTCCAATGATCCTTGGTCATTGGATGTGGTTCTAACCAATGTTTAAATTCTGATTTACCTTTAGAATTTTTCTTTCCTGTAGGTTTAGAAACGCCAAAATATGTATTAGATCCTTGGAAGAGTTCTATAAACTCCTCCAAGGTGTTGTCAAGTATGTCCATAAATTAGAATGGAGTTTTAGGCGTACTTTCTTCTTTCCCGTGATTAACTCTTACTGATCCTTTTTTACAAGTTTCATAAAAGCTATGTGCAGCTTCAAGAACCATTGGATCCTCAATAGTTCCAATATGTTCAATTTCCCAGCCATACCAAGAACCTAGTTGATTCTTTTCTAACACAGTTTTCATTCTATATCTCTGTGTAAATGGTGCGGGTTTAAAAAAGCCAGACCCATCTTTTTTCTTTTGTCGTAAAGACATCATCATGCTATTCCACTTTTTAGATTTTTTTCTTTGAGTGGATTTCATAGTAACCAAAGCTGAAGATTGAGAACCTTCTTCACATACTAATATATAGTGAGAAGCAGTCTCTTCAACATAATTACCGTTTTCGAGTCTGTCTTTCCCGTCTTCTCCTCTAGTTGTTTTGGTCATGATATCAGAGGTTGCTGGATAGACATTAACAGGTGCTAATGCGCCTTTGTCCCTATCTTTCCATTCAATGTACTCTAATTTGTAGTAACATGGAACAACAGTAATACCTTTAG